AGATTTTAATAAATCCATCATCGAAAAGTTTGGTACTAAAAAAGAATGGAAACAAGGTGGCATAGAAAGGTGGGAACTTCTCCCTGAAGATTTTTTCCTTTCCCTTCCCAAAATGACAGATGCTGATGAATTAGTAAATCATATTTCTGGACAATTTGATTGGCATGTTCTTTCCGCGATTCCCGACGAACCTGTTTTTCCCGAATGCCGCCGGCAAAAAATGCAATGGGTTTTTGAACACTATAAATTATACCCTGTGAGGGTTCATTGTGTTTATCAAAGGGAAAAACAATATTATGCCGCTGAAGAAAATTTATCTCCGAATATTTTAATTGATGATTCCGAATCAAATGTAGCTGAATGGAAGGCAAAAGGTGGCATTGCTATCTTACATACATCTGCAAATGATAGTATAAGAGAATTACAACAGTTAGGATTTTAATTGATTTGCGCAGGAATAGATTATTCTACAACCAGCCCATGTATTTGTATATTTAAAAAAGATGGAACAATTAATCCTATTGATTGTAATTTTAGTTTTTTTGCTTTGGATAAGTGGAGGCCTCGGTGGTCCGCCCTTCAAAATGTAAATTGTTATAAGTTACCAAAAGATTTAAAATTAATAGATAAGTATATTTTTTTAGCTGATTGGACCATAGAAGCATTACGTTGGCATAATGGTAGAGTTGAGAAAGTTATAATAGAAGATTATTCTTATTCGTCTACAGGTAGAGTTTTTAACATTGCGGAAAATGTTGGTATTTTGAAATTTAAATTAAAACAGAATGGTTTCCGTTATGAAACAGTTCCTCCAACTGTTATTAAGAAGTTCGCAACGGGTAAGGGAAATTCTAATAAAGAAGCTATGCTAGAAGCATGGAAGGCAGAGCCGGATAATTTTGAATTAGTTCAAGAAAATGGCAACCCTGCAACCGATATTGTTGATTCTTACTATCTTTGTAAATATGGAGTTACTCAGTGAATATATTTACATCTCGAGTATGTTCAGTAATCATCTCAATTTGTTTTTCTAGAATCTCTCGTCTTCCTGGCCAATATATATATTCATTAGTGGAAGATTTTGCTAAGTTGTTTAGCAGAGGTACAATTAAATCTTCAACTTCTTTCATCTGTCGGCTGAATTCTTTATTTAATTTTTCCTTATGTTTATCAATATCTTCGTAATGATAGTCCAGCAGACTCCAGATTTTATTCACGGTCCCCTCAACTTCTTTTATTTGTCCAGCCTTGGCTTTTTCAACCGCTGCGGAAACTACTTTCTCTTCTGGTTCTTTAGCGGCCGAAGTAAATTCTTGCTCACTAACAGTGCTGAAACCAAAATCATTTAATTCACTCATGATACCTTTCTATGAAATTACAGTTTACTAATATATTTAGGACAGATGAAACTAACATAGGTGACTCGTATAGTACTCCTACAAAATATTTTGATTTGCCTGGAAATCAAAAAGATATTTTCCAATTAGAATATGATTATTCACCGCCCCATGAAAATGTTATTTACGGCGGCGGGGGGCTTATAGGCCAAATGAGACCAATGTCTCATGTTCTAAAACATCAAAAAAATTCTAATTATAGATTATATGGATGGGGACTAGGCGAACATATGTATATTTGTTTAGATGAACAAGTACAATGTATTCCACCAATGAATATAACTTATCCGGCATATATAAGATCATTTGATTTATTGGGTATACGAGATCATCATCCACATCTATATAATTCTATACCAACAGCAAGATGGGTTCCATGCTCCAGTTGTATGCACGAAGCCTTCGATAAAGAATATGAAGTAAAACATGATATTGTATTTTTTACTCATGCTTCTCTTCCAATGAATATTATTCATGGCATGCCGAAAGAAACTTGGGATTATCCTCATAAAGGAAACAATGAATTTAATTTTGAGGAAACAATAGAATTTATCGCAAGTGGAGATATTGTTGTTACAAATTCTTATCATGGTGCTTATTGGGCAACACTTTTGGGAAAGGTTGTAATAGTTTTTCCATGGTCTTCTAAATTTTATGGTTTAAAGCATACACCTTTATTTTGTCCTACAACTGATTGGTGGAAAACTGTTCAAGATAAGGAACAAAGACAATATAAAAGTTCTTTAGAAGAATGTAGAGAAGCAAATATAAATTTTCATAAAGAATTAACCGAACATATTTTAAATAGTCCTAGAACATTCAAGATCAACGTATGAAAGACATTTATAAAGATAAGACAATCCCTCAAAGAAAAGAAAATAATATGGCCAAAGATTCTTTTGGGGGAACAGAATTAACAACCTTAGAATTATGGTCACATTTACCTGAAAAATATAAAACAGATTATCAATGGGTAATTTCAAGATTATATCCAGAAAATATTCAAACTATTTTACCCAGAATTTGGTGGTTTCATGATTTAGCTAAAGATGGAAGTGGCGGCCATGATTTTTTAGGAAATAAAGACGGTGCGAAAGAATTTGAGAAATTAATCTTTTCGAGTTATTGGCAAATGCACACTTTTCTGGAAAAATATGATTTACCAATGGATCGCTGCGAGGTTCAAAAAACAGCTATATTTCCATATGAGCATTATGAAAAACCTAGAGACGGTAAAATAAATTTAATTTATGCTTCCACTCCTCAAAGAGGTTTACATGTATTATGTAATGCCTTACACGAACTTGACAGAGATGATTGGCATTTACATGTATATTCAAGTTATCAGATATATGGTTGGAAAGAAAACGATCAACCATATCAAGAATTATTTGAACATGTTGAAAAAAATCCTAATATGACTCTTCATAAAATTGTTAAAGGGAGACCTTTAAGAGAAGAATGGAAAGATATGCATATTTGGACCTATCCATGTATATGGGAAGAAACTTCTTGTAGAACTGCTATGGAAGCAATGTCTTCCAGAACATTAATGCTTACAAATAGTTTAGGTGCGTTACCGGAGACTTGCTCTGATCATGCATTTATGTATCCTTATATTAAAGATGAAATAGAACATTGTTATAGATTTGCAGATGAAGTAGATAAATTATTAGATACATATTGGGATGATGAAACACAGGATATTATAGATCGAGCTAAAAAACATGCGGACAAATATTATAGTTGGGATTATAGAGCACCTAAATGGATAGAGATGTTTGAATTAATGGATATTGAAGATGAACTCGAAGAAACAGAAGATGCCGAAAGAATAGCAACGGCCTTATGAAAAAAGGATTTACAGCTTCTAGTTTTGATTTACTACATGCAGGCCATATTGTAATGTTAGAAGAAGCGAGAAAAAATTGTGATTATTTAATTGCTGGTCTTCACACCAGCCCCGCTCACAAAAAAAATCTAGTACAGTCTGTCTTTGAACGGTTCATACAATTAAGGGGATGTAAATATGTTGATGAAATCATTCCTTATGAATCAGAAATAGATCTTAAAAATATATTAAAAACAATAGAAATTAATATTAGATTTTTAGGTGATGATTATTCCCGTGACAAAAAACCCATAACAGGGTATAATACATGTATCATGAAAAATATTGAACTTTATTATTGTAAAAGATTTCATCATTATTCATCAACTGAACTGAAGAAAAGAATTGTTAGTTTGTCAAACCCCCCTACGGATTAGTTTTTTCGGCGGCGGAACCGATATTCCGGAATATTATACTGTAGCACCTAATGGTGGTCAAGTCATAAGTGCCGCTATCGATAAATCTACTTATATTATATTGAATAGATTATATCGAGATCAATTTATTTGTAATTATACTAAAAAAGAAACTGTCGGAGAAGTTGATGATATCGAACATGAATATATTCGAGAAGTTCTTAGATATTTTGAGGTATCTCCCGGTCTTGAAATTACAACTTTAGCGGACATCCCTTCTGAGGGGTCTGGATTGGCTTCTTCTTCAAGTATATTGGTTGGATTAATAAATGCTGTAAGTACTTGGATTGGGACCCCAATGAATCAGGTAGATATTGCTCATCTAGCATGTCATATTGAGCTTGAAATCTTAGATAAGCCGATTGGGAAGCAAGATCAATTTGCGGTTAGTTACGGCGGTTTTAACCACTTTCGGTTTTTTGAAGATAGTAGAGTAGAAATCAAAGAATTACAATATAATTCAGATTTTGAAAAAAAGTTCGTTTTGGTTAATACTGGACATCATAGACAATCATCTACAATCCTTACTTCTCAGAAAAGTTCTATAGAGAAAAATTTAAAAAAATATAATAAAATATATGACTTTTGTACTCAAGCTTTAGATTATTATAAGCAGGGTGAATATGATGATTTTGGTATATATATGAGTAAATCTATGGATATTAAAAGTACTCTTGCTAAAGGAATCACTAATGATGGTATTAATGCCATCATGCAGACATCTCTTTCTTGGGCTACAGGATGTAAAATATGTGGAGCAGGTGGCGGAGGATATATACTTTTTATGACAGATCATGCTAAGGAGATACATATGAAAAATAGAACTTTAGACACATTTGATGTAAAATTTGATAATATGGGAACAAGAATAGTATTTAATAATGAAAAATAAAAATATAGAAGTAATTTGGAAGTCAGATCTAATAAGTAATAGTATGCCTGATATTAAAGTGAATTCAGAAATAGAATTAAGAAGATCATTAATTAAAAAAGGCTGGCAATCGCATGTTAATTCTATAAGTAATTCTCTGCATTTAGTTTCAGAAAAACAACTTGATGAACTATTAAAGAGCATTTGGGACATATATATAAACGAAAAACAGTTTTTTATATGTGGAAATGGGGGAAGTGCATGTAATTCTAATCACTTCGCTCAAGATTTAACAAAAGGAACTATTGAAAATGGACTTTCAAGACCTAGAATCAAAGCTATATCTCTTTGCAATGACATCGGCTTCATTACTGCTACATCTAATGACGATTCTTACAATAATATATTTAAGCACCAACTTGTAACTTATGCTAATAAGGGCGATGGATTATTTGTTCTTAGTGGAAGTGGCAATAGTAAAAATCTTATAGAAGCCGTTGAATGGGCCGATTCAAACGGAATGGAAACTTTCGGCATTTTGGGATATGATGGGGGAATTTTGAAAGATAGACTCTCAAATTATATACATATTAATTTAAATCATATGGAAAAATGTGAAGGCATAATGTCTATTATCTTACATTATATTATGTGTGAGCTAAAAGAATTATATAACGTAACGCTTGGAAAGTACGAAGGTAGCTAAATGGCTTTTTCGAAAAGAAGTATTAACGCAAAATATATGGGTGACGAACCGGATCCGAATGATTGGGATAGTTTGCCTCTCGATAAATTAAAATCTGAAATTCATGAAGCCTTTAGATGGTATTATAAATTTTTTGATTTTAAAGAGAGTATGGAGTTTGTTCAAGAATATTATAAAAAAAATAAAGTAAAAAGTAAATCTCCCGGAAAACTTAAAATCACAGATTTAATCGAGGTTGGAAATCATGTTGGTTATATTGCGCGAATGAAATTAAGGGGATTAAAGAGTTTACCAGAAGAATATGAAGATCTTTTTATTCAAAAATTAAAAAAGATAGAACAGATTGCCGAGAATCGTAAAGTAGCAGTAGATACAAAATCTAAAGTAAAACCAGATATTCAGAAAAGAATTCGAGAAGCCGCGAAAAATTTAAAGTATGATATAGAGGATATTGTTGACGAACAACTCGAAGAAAATTTTAAAAAGAAATATAATTTTAAACAATTTGTAGCACATAATAAAATTTCAAGGCCAGTAGCTAAACATTTAAAATCTGAAATTGTAGAAATGGCTAGTGAAATAAAATTAGCCAAAGAAGGTGATGTAGATTTTGCAGAAGCTTATAGCCATTTAAATAAACCCTTACAAAATAGATTAATTAAATTTTATGATATGATGATAGAAGAATGTGAAATAATAATCACAACAAAAAAAGAAAAGAAAGTAAAACTGGGAAAGAAAATTAAAATTAAAAAACTAAAAAAATAATATGATATTAATTGATTATAACCAGATGGTAATTGCTAATTTTATGGGATTCCGGAAACAATTTGAACCAGGTAAAGAGGATGCCACGATGAGGCATATGGTTCTCCATAATATTAAAATGATCAAGAATAAATTTAGCAATAAGTATGGAAAAGAAGTTGTTTTTTGTTGCGATAATAAAAAAAATTGGCGCAAAGACATTTATCCTTTTTATAAGGCCAATAGAAAGAAAGCAAGAGAAGAAAATAAACAAAATGTAGATTGGCAAGTGCTATTTAATACAATGGATAATATACGAAATGAAATAGCAGAAAATATGCCTTACAGAGTAGTTACTTTGGAAGGATGTGAAGCAGATGATATTATCGGGGTTATTTGTAAAGAATTTTCTCATAGAGATTATAATATATTGATAGTTTCTTCTGATAAAGATTTTATCCAATTGCAAAAATATCCTAATGTTTCTCAATGGTCTCCTCGAACTAAAAAGTTTATTAAAGAAAGTGATCCGGAAGGTCAATTGAGGTCTTTAATAGTAAAAGGAGATAGAAGTGATGGAATACCTAATATTCTTTCAAATGACGATTGCTTTGTAGAAGGACTAAGACAAAAGCCAATGTCGAAGAAGAAGATCATGGAATGGCTAAATATAGTACCGGAAAAGGTCCTTGAGGGTGAAATCTTAAGAAACTTTAAACGGAATGAAACTTTAATAGATCTTGGCTGTATTCCAGATAAGATCGTTATAAATATAAGAACAAGGTATGAGAACGACCAATATTTGGGTCGTGATAGAATGCTCAATTATTTTATTAAGCATCGACTTAAAGATATGACTGAATCGATACAGGAGTTTTAATTATGGCTTTATCATTAATGCAATTATTGGAATTGGTAGACAAGGCAAAGAGTCAAAAGGAAAGAGGCGATCTACTTAAACAAAATCAAACACATCATTTGGAAAATTTATTGTGGTATACGTTTCATCCAGATGTAAGATTTTTGTTGCCCGAGGGGAAACCACCCTTTAACGCGGGCGCGGAAGATCCAGACTCAACATTACTTTACGGACAAATACGCAAATTAAGATATTTCGTGGAAGGTCCAGGGGGTGAAACTTTTTGCATAGGAAATACCGTTCAAGCAGGAAGAAGAGAACAAATGTACATAACAATGTTAGAGAGTATAACACCAAGAGAGGCT